GTAATCGGTGTATTCGGTGGTAGGTTTCAACCATTTCATAGTGGTCATCTTGCCACATACAAGTGGTTGGCAAAAAGGGTTGATGAAGCATACATAACCACGAGTAATATCAAGAAACCACCAAGACATCCAATGAACTTTAAAGAGAAAGTTCGTCATATGGTAAAAGTAGGTATCCCAAAGAATCGTATCGTTCAAGAAAAGACACCATATGTAGCAGACAATCTACTTAAGAAGTTTAATCCTGAAACTACGGCAGTTGTATACGCATTTGGTCAAAAAGATGCTGGTAGATTAAAAGGTGGTACAAAGAAAGATGGTGGTAAAACATATTACCAAGAGTTTGAAAAGAACAAACACGAGTTAGAAGGATTTGAAAAACATGGATACTTTGTTACTGCTCCACAATTTGGAAACATAAGTGGAACAAAGACAAGGGATATGTTGGGTAATCCAACCATACACGATAAAGAAAGACAAAAGTTTTTCAAAAAAACATTTGGATATTACGATAAAGGTTTGTATAATATGATGACTAATAAGTTCAGAAAGTTATACGAGGTTTATCGTGGATTGTTTGAAAGTAGTCAAATAAATAGTGTTGATACGGATGATGGACCTTCAATGTTTTCGAGTTTATCTGGATATCGTAAAAGGGGTGAATTAGAGGCTGGTAAATTAGGATGGGAAATTGCTAAAGAATTAGTTGATGACGATGCTTATTATAGTCAAGATTTTGATTATGTAAAAGATACTGCTTATCCAAAGGGTCCTATTGGTTCAGTATCTTACGGACCTGCTGGTGTAAAAGAACCTGCAGCTGGAAGTGAAATAGATTTAGTTGGAAGTGAACTTTGGAATAAATGGTTAGACCATATTGATATGATTTTATCTAATCAAGAATATGAGTATAGAGATCCTATGAAAAAAGAGAGGGGAGCAGTCATTAAAGATTCACCAAAAACATTAAAGGTAGTTGCTGATGAAGAGCCAGATCCAGTAGATAAGGATAGGGGAAATGAACAACATGATGATTTAGAAATTGTAAAAGAAGTTTTATCACTTACAAGTGATTTACCAAGAAACGGTAAGGAGTTATTATTAATGGGAGGAGCATACGGACACATGAGTCATCCTTTTGATGACAAGGATTTAACATTCGGTGATTTAAAGAAAATCATCACATTAGGATTGAGTGGTCAGTTAAACAGAGAGGATAATGTTACTGAAAAAACTGATGGTCAAAATCTTATGGTTAGTTGGAAAGATGGTAAGTTAATTGCCGCTCGTAACAAAGGTCATTTAAAAAACAAAGGTAAGACTGCCTTAGACATAAAAGCTGTTGAGAGAAAGTTCAAAGGTCGTGGTGCAATCAGAGATGCATTTGTATATGCCATGAGGGATTTGACAAAGGCAATCGGTGCTTTATCTACAAAACAACAAGACAAGATATTTGGTCAAGGTAGTAAGTTTATGAGTTTAGAGGTCATGTGGCCTGCTAGTGAGAATGTTGTGAATTATGATATTACAGAATTAATTTTTCATGGTGCGATGGAATATGATGATAGTGGTAGGGTAATCGGACAAGCTAAAGGTAGTGCTAGAATGCTACAAGGTATGATAAAACAAGTCAACCAACATGTTCAAAAACACTATAAGATATCTAAACCAAACTTTGTTAAAGTTCCAAAACATCAAGATTTTGGAAAGATGAAAGATAAATACATTGGTAGATTACAAAAATTACAAAATGAATATGCTCTAAAAGACAATGATACCTTTGCTCTATACCATCAGATGTATTGGGAAGAATTTATTTTTAATGCGAGTAAACAATTTAACTTTAAAATTACAAATAAAATTTTAGTTAACTTAACTAAACGATGGGCATTTTTTGATAAATCATATACTATACCTATGATAAAAAAAGACTTGAAAAAACATCCTAAATTTTTAGATTGGGTGTTAACTACAGATAAGGTGGATAAAAACAGAATGGTTAAGGATAATATGAAACCATTTGAAGAATTGTTTTTTGAGGTAGGTGCTGAAATATTAAAGAATATGGATGGGTGGTTAGCTGTTAATCCAGCAAAGTCAGTTCAGAACATGAGAAAGAAACTCAAAACTGCAATTAAAGCTGTAAAAGGTGGTGGTGATTTAAAAAAATTAAATAGATTAAAGGTACAATTGGATAGATTAAATGCTATTGGTGGATTTGATGCTGTTGTTCCAACAGAGGGAATTGTCTTTAAATACAATGGAAGTGTTTATAAATTTACAGGTGCTTTTGCTCCTATTAATCAAATAACAGGTTTGATGTTCTTCTAATGGTTAAGTTAAAAGATTTAATAAACGAAATTTATGCCATGACACCCATGAAACATGATGAATGGTATCCAGCACATACAAGAGATGCTTTACAATGGACATTGACTCAAAATTATGTTCCAATATATCCTAAAACGATGGAAACAATAATAGGTAAGGTTCCTGTCGATGCCTTTCATGTCACAGATCCCCAGCGTATCAAAACCCTAAAAGATATATTGGGTAAGAAAAAATCAATTTCAACATTCAACGCAGCAAATAAAACATCCCAACTTGCTAAAGGTCGTGGAGTACAAACTGGTAGTGGTGGTGTGATATTTCATGTTGAGGGTTTATTATTGGCACAGAAAGGTATGGATTTTGATACCGTGCCAGATAGAACTGGTCGTAGGTGGGTACAAGGACATCAGATATTTGGTGGTAATGATGTTGTAAGAAAAGCTATTAAGAAAGCTAAATTACCTGATTATAGTGAGTGGAGAGAAATAGAAAATAAAGTTGTATATGAAGTTGAAGATGATCCTAAAAACAAAGATTTACGATTTAGTCAACAAACGGCGATAATCAAGAAAAAATTAGGACCTATAGTTCAAAAACACATTAAAAAATATATTGATACTACAAATAAGTTATTAAAGTCAAACAAGAAAAAGGTGATGGCAAATCTTACTAATCCATCAACTGATACTTCGGTTTATTGGAATGAAATATTAATTTACAATGTTAAAGTTAAGGATGTGTTTGTGATGAAGCGGGTTTGGGACGACTATTACTTTCAAAACGATTCGGGATATGACAACCCAGTAGATTCGTACAAAAAAGATTTATTGTCCTATGTTGATGAAAAGGATATAACGATTGGAACACCAGCACAATTTAGAAAATGGTATACAGCAAGAGAAGGTGAAATTACGGTATGAGTAATATAGAAAAAATTAAAAAAATGGTAAAGGGTATTTATAATCGCCCTATACAAACTGGATATGAGGGTAAGACTCTTCAAATGAGAAAAGAAGGCGAAGAGTGGACAGATGCTCGTGGTCGTAGTTGGGTTATGACAGGTGGTAAAAGAAAACAAATTACAAAAGTACCACCAAGAGGATTTGACAAGTGTAATGATTGTGAAAAGTTAATTTTAAAAACAATCGACCAACAAACTTACGACCGTATGGGAAGATGTAAATATTGTCAGATAGATTTTGAGATGAAATTAAAAAGAGAAGGTAAGTGGGAAGATTGGGTTAAAGATATGGAAACCAAAAGATGGGAATCTGTGCTTTCTGAATATGAATCTGAAATGAAAAATATAAAAGAATCCGATGGTGCTTTTGATAAAACTGTGGCAAATGCTATCGCTAATCACGAACATAGAAAATGAGTAACTTAAAACAAGCTATAAAACAAAATTATTTAAAGTGTGCTAAAGATCCTTCATACTTTATTAATGAGTTTTGTGTGATACAACATCCTCAGAGGGGTAAGATAAAATTTAGACTTTATCCTTATCAGTATGATGTGTTAGATGAGTACGCCGAACATGACTATAACGTCATACTAAAATCTCGCCAGTTAGGTATATCAACTCTAACAGCTGCTTATTCATTATGGATGATGTTGTTTAATGCAGACAAAAACATTTTATGTATTGCTACTGCAAAAGATACTGCAAAAAACTTGGTAACAAAAGTTCGTGTGATGTATGATGGACTACCACAATGGTTAAAAACTGCTATTGTTGAAAACAATAAATTATCGTTAGTGTTCAAGAATGGTTCACAGATAAAGGCAATTGCTTCTAACGAATCAGCTGGTCGTTCTGAGGCACTATCCCTACTAATCTTAGATGAGGCTGCTTTCATTGATAGGATTGATACGATATGGACTGCCGCTCAACAGACACTTGCTACTGGTGGTAAGTGTATTGCTATCTCAACACCTAATGGTGTTGGTAATTGGTTTCACAAAACTTGGATGGATGCTACAGATGGTATAAATAAATTTAATACTGTTAAACTCCATTGGACAGACCATCCTGAAAGAGACGAAAGTTGGAGAATAGAACAAGATAAGATATTAGGACCAAGTAAGGCAGCTCAAGAATGTGATGCTGACTTCCTAAGTTCTGGTCGTTCAGTTGTCGATCCTGCTATATTGGAATGGTATAAACAAAATGTATGTTGTGAACCAAACGAGAAAAGTGGGTTTGATAGAAATCTTTGGATATGGGATTATCCAAATTATGATAAGAATTATTTAATATGTGCTGACGTAGCTCGTGGAGATGGAACGGATTATTCAGCCGCTCAAGTTTTTGATATAGAAGGTATGGAACAAGTTGCTGAATATAAAGGTCAGTTAGGAACAACCGAGTTTGGAAACTTTCTTATAGAGTTAGGAACTAAATATAATGATGCTCTACTTGTTGTGGAAAATAACAACATTGGATGGGCTACATTACAAACAATTATTGATAGAGGATATGAAAATCTCTTTTATCAAGAAAAAAATCATCTCATTGTGGATGAGGACATTCAACACACAAACAAATATAGAAGTATAGATAGGAACAAGATACCTGGTTTTACTACATCAATGAAGTCTAAACCACTCATTGTTGCAAAAATGGAAGAATACACTCGTGAAAAGATGGTAAAAATAAAATCTACACGATTAATTGATGAACTTTTTGTATTTATATATAAGAATAGTAAAACTGAAGCCCTTGAAGGATATAACGATGACCTTGTTATGTCGTATTCTATTCTTCTGTGGATAAGGGATACGGCTATCCGTATTCAATCAGAGAGAAACGAGTTTCAGAGTAGTTTGGTTGGTGCAATTGGAAACCTAAATGGTAATACAACTGTAATGACACCATCTGCTCCGAAAAATAATCCGTATAAGGTAAAACTTAAAAACGGAGAAGAAGAAGATTTAACTTGGCTATTGGGGTAAAACATGGCAGACAATTTATTTACAAGACTTGGTAGATTATT